GGCACCGCAGTCCTCTTCGTGGAGCCGGGAGAGAAGCTGCCCATCACCTTCACCAACGTGGATGTGGGCACCTTCTGCATTTCCGAGAACTACGAGGGTTATGTGGACACCATGTTCCGCCGGCTTGAGATGACCACCCGCCAGTTGGTTCAGCAGTTCGGGATTGAGAACGTCAGCGATGCCGTCCGCAAGTGCTACAACGATGCCAACGGCAAGGGCATGGACGAGAAGTGGCACGTTATCCACGGCGTCTATCCCCGTGAAGAAGGTCAGCGCGACAAGAAGAAGTATGACGGGCCGAACAAGCCGATTGCCTCCTGCTACGTCGAGGAGAAGAGCAAGCACGTTCTGCGCGAGTCTGGCTATGACGAGTTGCCATTCATGGCGACCCGCTACCTCAAGTGGCAGAAGTCCGCCTACGGATGGTCTCCCTCATGGGTCGCCATGCCTGACTTGAGGCAGCTCAATTTCTTGCAGAAACAAATGGACGCCCTAGCCGAGCTTGCCGCCTTCCCGCGCATTCTTGCCCCCGATTCGCTGGAGTCTTCCATTGATCTCCGAGCCGGCGGAGTGACCTACTTCAACGCCGCAGATCCCAACGCCCGTCCCATCGAATGGGCTACGCAGGGTCGCTACGACATCGGTCTGGAGCGTGTCGCCCAGAAGCAGAAGGACATCCAAGAAGCGTTCTCTGTTCCCCTCTTCCAGATGTTCACCGCAGAGGAATCAGCGGCACCGAACAGGATGACAGCAACCGAGGTCAATGCCCGGAATGCGGAGCGTCTTGCCCAGTTCTCCCCGACTTTCTCCCGTCTCACGACCGAACTGCTGACACCTCTCCTCCAGAGGGTCTACGGCATCTTGGCAAGGAACGGTGCATTCCCACCTCCCCCGGAAGCCCTCATCCAGCAGGGGCCGACAGGGGAACTCTTCATTCCCGAACCGAAGGTCAACTTCAACAGCAGGATCGCCCTTGCGGTCAAAAATATGGAGCAGGGAGCGACCGATGCGACCGTTCAGAGGGCAGCGGCACTTGCCTCTGTCACTCAAGACCCGTCCATCTTCGATAACTTCGACACCGACAAGATGGTCAGGGAGAGCGCCTTGGCCTCTGGCATGGACAGCGAATACCTCCGCCCCAAGGAGCAAGTCGCCCAGATGCGTCAGCAGCGCCAGCAGGCTATCCAGCAACAGCAGGAGATGCAGGCACAGCAACACGCCGCAGAGGTGGCTTCCAAGGTAGGAGGTATCAAGGGTGACTCCGCAATGGTGCAGGGCGTCCAACAGCAGATGGCCTCGATGATGTAACGACACCTCAACCATTCCGACCATGCCGACCATTACTGACCGCGACCTAGAGATCCAACGCATTGCCGCAGCCTACGGTTACTTTGAGACCGACCCCGGCAAGCTGGTCATTGCAGACCTAGAGAAAGCCTTTGGCATCAATGCCCAGGCATTCCTGCCCGATTCCAAGGGAGACTTTTGCCCCATCCGAGCCGCAATCCGCGACGGGCAGAGAAGCGTCCTGCTTCACATGAAGGCGATTGCAACCAAACACAACAATGGCGAGACCACGAAAAAACCCGACCCCAAGCGAGACTAACGTCGAACTGCCCGAACCGGCGATGTCCCCCTTCTTGGGAGACCTCACCCCAGACTACATCCTCTGGTTCAAGCAGACCCACTCCCGCGAGGAGTTCATCGCACGATATTCCGAACGCATCCCGAAAGAGTACCCAACAACACACCAAATCGACACCGAATGATCACATCAGACGCCATTGCCGGCGACCCTGTGGACGGAAACGCCCTCTTGAGTCAGCAGGCATCCACCCCTCCACCCAGCACCCCCTCGCCCATCGGCGAGAACCTCCTCTCCAGCACGAAGCCGGCGGAACCCGCCCCCGCCTCCTCACCCTGGGTCAACGACAAGGGAGAGTTTTCCGAAGGGTGGCTTGACCGTCTTCCCAAGGAACTAGCCGAACACAAGCAAATCTTGGGTCAGTTCAAGGATATTGACGGGGCGCTCAAGACCCTCGTATCCCAGCAGAAGATGCTCGGCAAAAAAGCCGATGCCATCCTGATCCCTGACGACAAGGCTTCCCCCGAAGAGAGGGCCGCCTTCCTCAAGAAACTCGGAGTGCCCGAATCACCCGATGCCTACCAGTTGAGGCCGAAGGATCTCCCTGCCGGCTTTGAGTGGGATGAGAACATGGCGAAGGAGTTCAACACCCTTGCCCACCAGAACGGGATCACCCCCAAGCAGATGGATGCCCTCATGGGTCGCTATGCAGCGCTTGAGTCACAGAGGGCGGAAGCCGCAGCCTCCCAGCAGAAATCCGAGATGGAAGCCGGTCGCAAGACCCTGGCTGAAGCATGGGGAGATAAGTACGATGTGGAGCTATCGGTTGCCCGTCGAGCCGCCCAAGTCGCCGGCGTCGATGTCAACTCCAAGGGGTTCTCTGATCCCTCTGTGGTGCTGGCATTCAACCGACTCGCCCGGATGATGAGTGACGACAAGATCGTCAACTCGGACACCGCAGGAACCATGATGGCAGGCAAGGCCCGTGCAATGGACATCATGACCAACCCTTCCAACCCCCTGCATGGCAAGTATGCCTCCGGGGACAAGACAACCGCTGATCTGGTCTCTGACCTCTTGAAAAATGGATAATCAATACGACAACGAGCGCAAGGGCGTCCTCTTCCTCAAGGGAAGCGAGAACCCGAAAGCCCCCAAGTGGAGTGGCAAGATGACCCTTGGAGGCATCGAGTACCAGATCGCCGCATGGGAGAAGATGTCCAAATCAGGCAAGGAGATGCTGACTATCTCCATCACCGACAAGCCGGCTGGAGGCTATGCCAACTCGCCAAGGAGGAACGACTATCCCCCATCCCCTGCCGTGGTGGCCCACAACAAGGCCAAGTCCAACGGATACCAGAAGCAACATGAGGATGACGACGGGGACGGAATCCCCTTTTAAAATTTAGCTTGGTGGTTCATGGAAAGCCCTCACCGGGGAAACTCGGTGGGGGTTTTTCTTTGTTAAAAGAACGGCCTCGTTTCTTTAACAGATAACAGAGTTGTTAAAGATTGGCGGGCGCCTTGAGTGTTTAGATCCGATGCGCTGAAGATCAACAATCATCCGATGAGGGAATCGAACACCTCGTCTCCCTGACAACCCAGGGATCTTTCCACTAGACGAATCGGAGATTGAAAAAGGTCGGAGGAGGATCAGGTCGCTACTACTCCCGACTAGGCCAGCACAAAGCTACCCGCCAGTTTCGCCCCTCATTGCCTCCCCCGACTATAATGCCCATTGGAGTCCTTACGGCGTGTCCTTTGGGCAGGGGTTCACCGAAGATCCCCCCGAAAATTGGCACAGCCCCTCCGAATCGAACGGAGCCAGCAAGATTTGGAGTCTCGCTCGCCTACCTTGGAACATTGGACTGCGGTTAGACTCTACAAATCATTTTAGAAATCGCAATCTTTTTGTGCGAAATAACATTGACGGGTTAGGTGAGTGATGTTAGTTGCTTGAAATAGACAAGCCGAGAGGCAACCCCTCTAGCGATTGCTAGGTGTGGATCTGAGTAGGTTGGTCATCCCCGAAGTTAAGTGATCCCTAATGGGACAATCTCTTAATCGGTTTAGTCAGTATCCTACACAACCCCTAACACCCTACAATCATGCTTCAAGTACCCGACCACTACGTTATCCAGTACGAGACCAACTGGCAGCACCTCCTTCAGCAGATGGAGTCACGCCTCAAGGAGAAGACCAAGTTCGTCTCCGCACAGGGCGCCGCCGTCCGCTTCAACCAGTACGGTCTCGCCTCCATGACCGCAGTCACGACCCGCAATGCCTCCACCCCGGCGGCAAACAGCGACCTGCCGACCCGTTGGGCCTACCCCGTCCCCTACGACATCGCCAACCGCTTCAGCGAGTTCGACAACCTCTTCCTCGGAAGCGTTGTCCTGCCCACCTCGGAGTGCATGCAGGCGCAGGCCGCAGCCTACGGTCGACTCGCGGATAAAGTCCTCATCGACGCCCTGACCGGCTCGGCTGCGATCACCAACACGGCGAACACCTCCACAGGGTTCGGTCTGAACAACACCACAACCACCGTTCCCCTGCCAGCAGGACAGAACGTTGCGGTCAACTACGTCCCTGCCGGCGGCACCGCCGCGAACAGCGGACTGACCATCGGAAAGATCCGCGAGGCCAAGCGCATCCTAGATGCCAACGAAGCCCCCGCAGAGGATCGCGTCCTCATCGTGAGCGCCAAGGAGATCAGCGATCTTCTCGGCACCACCGAGGTCACGAACAACCTCTACAACTCCGTCCGCGCCCTCGTGGATGGTGATGTGGATGCGTTCCTTGGGTTCAAGATCGTGCGTTCGGAGCAGCTGAACCTCCCGGTCGCCGGCATCCGCACTTGCGTGGCCTACCACAAGAATGCGGCGGTGCTGGTTGACGGCGGCAAGAAGTCCTACATGGACATCCTGCCCACCCAGTCCCATGCCCTCCAGATCCGCTCGACAGCGGTTCTCGGTGCGACCCGTCTCCTTGAGACCGGCGTCGTGAGCATCGGGGCCGACACCACCCGATAAGTCCTCACAAGTTGGGGGTGGGGCGTCCAGCGAGGCGTCCCACCCCTTTCTTTTAACAACTCTAAAAAGACATGGATTCCACGACCATCTGCAATCTTGCCCTCTCAAAAATAGGCGACCAGATGATCATGTCGCTGGACGATCCGAGCATTGAGGCTCGGTTCTGCAAGCTGCACTACGCCCCGACGCTTGCCTCTCTACTTCGGATGCACGACTGGAATTGGGCGATTGGCATGACCCAGCTTGCCCGCCTTTCCACGCCTCCCCCTTTTGATTGGGAATACTCCTACCAACTTCCGTCTGATTTCGCCCGGATTCAGACACTCAACTCGTTCCAAGCAAACGAACCCTACTGCAATTTCGACATCATCGGTGACAAGCTGATGACCGATGAGAGCAGCGCCTCCATCACCTACATCAAGAGCGCCGTTGACCCGAACCTCTTCGACCCGATGTTTGTGGAGTTGCTGGCGCTTTCCATTGCCGCCAAGCTCGCCAAACCCCTCGGTGGGAGCATGGACATCAAGCAGAGGCTTGAGCAGGATCTCAAGCAGATGCTTGGGGAAGCCCGGAGGATTGACGCACAAGACTCCTATCCCCGCCGCAAGCCGATGTGGCTGAACTCCGACCTCGTTCAGTCTCGCTATAACGGAATCTACTGATGATCAGTCAGTTAATTTCATCCTTCAACTCTGGTGAGTGGTCTCCCTACCTGGAGGCGAGGACGAACCTAGAGAAGTACCGCAACTCCTGCAAGGTGCTGGAGAACATGGTCATCACCCCCTATGGGCCGGCGAATCGCAGGGCAGGCACAGAATACCTTGGGGCCGCAAAGCTATCGGGAACCCGTTGCCGGCTTATCGGTCTCGACATCTCCGACACCAACCACATTGTCATGGAGTTGGGTGTGGGTTACATCCGCTTTTGGAAGAACGGGGCGCTGATCACCTCTGGGGGAACCCCTGTCGAGGCAACCCAAGTCAACTACCTTAACGCCGCAACCGGCGTCACTCCCGTCCACCCCTATCAGGAGGCAGACCTTCGCTCCGTTCAAGTCTGCCAGATCAACAACCTGATCTATCTGACTCATCCCTCCCACCCGCCGCAGCGCCTCTCGCGCCTCTCGGACACGAGCTGGACGGTTGGCGAGGTTCCCTTTGGAGATCCCTCCATCCCGAATAATTGGGCGCCGATGCTTGACCAGAACGTCAAGGACATCACGATCAACCCCTCCTCATCTTCCATCTTTGGGACGCTGTTAGGGGTCACATTCACCTATTCCTCCACGACCGTTACCGCAACAAAGGCCGGTCACAACCTAACGGAGGGTCAAGGGATTACGGTTTCCGGGGCGTCGGTTGCAGCCTACAATGGGACATGGGTCGTGGATGAAGTGGTGAGTTCCAACCAGTTCCGCTTTATCGTCACCACCGCGCCAACAGCAAACTCCAGCGGCACGGTTTTCTTTGAGATAGCAGCCCAAGTGGGTGAAACCATCACCCTCGCGGCATCCAGCAACATCTTTAAGGCCGGTCATGTCGGGTCTTATTGGGAGCTTGCCCATCCCAACTCCACGACTTTCATCAGTCAGAATATTGACGCCACCAACGCCACCAGCACGACCATCAAGATCCTCGGCAAGTGGTCGTTGCAGACCTTCGGGACATGGACGGCGCAAGTTGACTTGCAGGCATCCACCGACAACGGCACGACTTGGAAGACGGCTAGAACCTACAAGAGCAACGGGGACTTCAACACCACCTCCAGCGGGGAGGAACAAGTCGAGACCTTGTTTAGACTGCGAGTGCGAGGCTTTAAGGCCGCAGCCTCCAGCACGACGCCCCGCATCATGCTTTCCCCGCTTGATCCGACCCTCCGGGGTCTTGTCAGGATCACGGGATACACTAACCCGACCCAAGTCGAGGCACGGGTACTCAAATCACTCGGAGGCACAGGCGTCACCTCCCAATGGCGCGAGGGAGCCTTCTCCGCGGTCCAAGGATACCCCGCCGCACTCGCCCTCCACGATAGCCGCATCATCTTTGCCGGCACCTCCAGCAACCCCTCCTCGCTCTGGGGTAGCTACAGCAACGACTTTCAGAACTTCCGCCAAGGCGCCTATGACGCCGACTCATGGTTCTTCACCCTGGCCTCCACCACGGGAGGTCAGATCCAATGGCTTGTGTCCAAGTCGGCACTCCTGATCGGCACGACCTTGGACGAGTGGTCGATGTCATCAAGCGACCAGACCCGCCCGATCACCCCGACCAATGTCAATGTCCGCCAGCAGTCCCACTACGGGTCATCCTCCCTTGGGGCGCAA